AAAAACGTATATGAAGACGATATTGGTGCCTCAAATGCTCGCCCTCAAGAAGGAGGAGGATTTTTGATATAGTTCACAATATTTTCAACGGGTTAAAACAAAACAAAATAAAACAAAATAAAACAAAACAAAACAAAACAAAACAAAACAAAACAAAATAATAAAGATGATTCAATGTTTTAAGTTATATGGCAACAACAAATAACTTAAACCAATCTGATACAAAACACATTGCACTTTTGATACCAAGCACATCGCGTGGACGCGACAATTGGAGTTCGATCAAAGATACATACCTGATGAATATGAGCGTTAAAACGTTCTTATTGACACAAAATAAGGAACATACCTATACTTTCTATATAGGTTGCGATGCGGACGACCGTATTTTGTCGCAATCTACACAACAGGATGAGTTGCGTCGTTTTTCAGACGTATTCAAGAATGTAGATTTCAAATTCATTCATTACGCAAACATTCAAAAAGGTCATCTTACTAAAATGTGGAATGTATTGTTCAAGCAGGCGTATGACGATGGCTGTGATTACTTTTATCAATGCGGAGATGATATTGTGTTTCTGACAAGTGGATGGGTAAACGATTGCATCCAAGTGTTGAAAGAGCATGATGATATCGGACTGGCTGGACCAATCAACAACAATTCTGCCATTTTGACACAAGCGTTTGTATCACGAAAACATATGGATATGTTCGGTTGGTTTTTCCCCGAGGAAATCATTAACTGGTGTTGTGACGATTGGTATAACCATGTATATCGACCGAATCATTTTTATCCTTTACATCAACATTTTTGTAGCAATGAAGGGGGACAACCTCGTTATGTGATAAATAATGACAGAAATTACAATCACGACGCTGTGAATAAGACGCACAAGTTGAGAGAAAACGCTGCTAACTTGGCTGCAAAACACAAATTACTTATTGAAAATTATTTACAGAGGTAAAAAAATCGCTAGGTTGTGTTGCCTTAATATCCACAAAACTGTCATATTCAAGTATGTCCAATTTCAAACAAGTGTAATTGCACCCCCAATCTTTTAATTGTTGGTACAATAATAAGGTACAGTTTTCCCTAGTTTTACGTTCGCGGTCAGAATTGTAGTAGATAATATGACCATCATCAAATAACTTGTTAATACAAGAGATTCGGTCATAGTTAGGTTGTGCACGTTCGTAATCGGTCCCATTTGTCTACATTGTCTACATTGTCTATTCCAAAAAAATAGATCATAAGATAAACTCTAGGATTATATTTAAATATAATATACTAGATTTAACAATGACAGAACACAAAACATACATTTCGTCTTGTCGTTTTGATTTAATGGCAAAATATTTGTATATTAAATTCAAAGAGAAGGGTATTGCTAGCAACTTTTATCACGAATTATATTGCAATCATATGACAACTTTTAACAATTGTAACGAATTTGTAGATAGTGAAATACCGAACCAAAAGCCCAAGAAATGTATTGAAGATTTCATAACATCGTTTGATAATCTTATACTTAGTATAAAGAAAAATGGTTTCAATAGTGATTACCCTATTACACTAGGCAACAATAGAGTAATTGTCAATGGTGCTCATAGGCTAATGGTTTCGTATTTTTATCATAAACAACCGATATTTAAATCAATGAATGAACCGGGAAATATGGGTTACAATTGCGATTTTTTTATGAATCGAGGTGTTTATCCATCACTTTCACCATTATATATGGATACGATGGCACTCGAATACATAAAACATAATCCAAATATCAGAACTATGATTCTGTACCCAACAGTGTATCCTCACAACAAATTTGGCGAGTTGGTGCAAATCATAAACCAATACGCGTATATTTATTACAAAAAGAGAATTAATCTAACACCGAATGGTGTCAGCAATCTAATTAAAGAAATGTATCGAGGCGAAGATTGGATCGGGGGATTGTTTCCAAAAGGGTTTTCTCCGGGTGGTAAAGCAGAGAGATGTATTGGCAACAATGCGTTCCCTACTATCATATTATTGTTGGATATGAAAGATTTGAGTAAATGTGTGGAATTGAAAGAAAAATGTAGAAATTTATTTGGATTAGGAAAGCACTCACTACATATAAGTGATTATACAAAAGATACTTTTAGAATAGCAAGTAGTTTATTGAATGAAAACTCAATAGATTACTTAAATAAAGGAACTAATGATATTAGCGAAAATACAAAAAGGTTGTTGACACAATATTTTGAGAAGGTGGGCGATGACAACGAGGACTATTGCTTGACGTCAAGTATTATCATGGAAATGTATGGGTTAAGACAAGCAAAAGATGTCGATTATTTACATATATGTGACAAAAAAATTGCTATTAATGATGCCGGGATACATGATGGAAAATGGTTATCGTATTATCATACACATAAACATGAAATAATTTATAATACAACAAATCATTTTTATTTTAATGGGTACAAATTTGCAAATTTGTATGTAATTATAAAAATGAAAGAAAACAGAAACGAACCCAAAGATCAAAATGATTTAGAATTAATTGCTAAATTCAAGCATTATTAAAACCACTTAAAATTACTTGAATACATTATTATATCAATTTATGGATGACAAACAATTGCAAATATTTGTAGTGTTTCATAAATACCTGATAAACGAATGTTATAATGATTTAAAATTTGATTTGAATAAATTTACATTTTTTAAATGTAATGAAAAATATCCGGCTGAATACGACAAAGACTTTGGTTATAAAGTAATGTTCGAAAAAGATTTACAAATATATAATCCAAAATTACAGGATGAATCAAAACCATATATGGCAGTGAGTGCATTGTATCATATATACAAAAATGATATATATAAAAAATACAATTATATTGGATTTATGGAATATGACCTAAAGTTAAACCCAGATCCTAAGTTGATTAAAGACTTTGGTTCAAATTACTACACTGAATTCTATAAAAATGACAAAACAATATGTGATATTATAAATGATATATGTAATAAAAATAATAAACATATTATAATTTTGTCAGGCAGACACTGTTTTAAAGAGTTTTATAACGAAAATAATATCATAAACGGTGAAAATTTGTACCACAAAATAATACGCGAATACAATAGTTTTTTCAATACTACACATAAAATTGACGATTTGAAAGTTTCGAATCCTATTATGTGTGATCAACAATCATTTATTGCTGACAATGAAACATTTGAAATAATAATGAGGTTTGTTTCCCATATAATTGAAAACAAACTAGTCGATTATAAAGGATTCAGACCATCATATTTATTAGCAAGGTATATTGGTGTATCTATACATTTAAATGACACAGAAACAACATTATTAAGTTTAAAACATTTGAATCGGCATGAATGGAAATAAATAAATAATAAATAAATAATAAATAAATAATATATAAATATTATTCTATTATATAATAAAATATGATTAAAATATACTTTACAAATAATTGGGGTGAAACTGATGATAGTTTCTTAAAGAGGATGTTGACAACTACTGTGAATAAATCGGGAGTGTGGAATAATATAACATATACTAAAGATATAAATAGCGCAGATTATGTCGTTTCATTAGGAGGATTACCAAAAATAAAAACTGATACTTCAAAATTATTAATATTCCAAAGGGAACCTAATGCTATATCGATATTACCAAAGTATAATGAGAAAACATTTAATTATGAAGAACTCTATCATTTATGGACACATCCAGAACATATGCAGATGAATTATGACGATTTTTACTATTTAAAATTTTGTGAAAAAACAAAATTATGTTCGTCTGTAACATCTATGAGATTACATACACCAATGGCAAAACAAAGAGTGAAATTCATAACACATTTGTGCCAAAAATATCCAGAAATGATTGATGTATTCGGTGAAGGTTGGGATGATAGATTAGGAAAAAGTTATAAAGGTGAATTGAAATGGCACAATTTAGGCGGTTTTAAAAGACAAAAAACTGACAATGAGAATGTAAATGAAAGTAAATATGATGGTTTGAAAAATTATTCTTATTCACTTTGTTTTGAAAATTCAAGTTATGATAATTATTTTACTGAAAAAATTACAGATTGTATGTTAAGTTGGAGTATACCAATATATTTTGGTTGTCCAAATATCGATAAATATTTTCCATCTGAAAGTTATTATATTGTAGACATTAATGATCTAGATAATATAGATAAAGTTATCGATATAATTAATAAACCTATTACAGAAAAAAATATTCAAGCGTTGAGCAAGGCACGAGATTTAATTTTAAATAATTACAATATATGGCCAACTATTGACAAAATAGTAACAAATAAAAAATAAGATAAAAAAGACATAAATTTTTATTTTTACAATACATAATAAATGTTTACTGTTGATAATGAAAATTTTCAAATTTATGAAAATGTGAAACAATATTGGTTTTGTCTTCGCAGTGATAAATTTAATATTATCTATCATGATAATGTGAAAACTAATGAAAGAACGCAAGATAATAAAACGTATATTTTATTATTTGAGAATGTTTATCAGGGTGCATTTGCACATTGGTTTTTTGATTCAGCTATATTTTTACAATATTATCATAAATTAAACGAAAAATTCAATGGAAAATTAAAAATATTTACAATAAATAATCCTGAAAGAAAATACAAAAAAATGTTATTTGATTTTTTTGATATACCTAAGGAAAATATATTGTATTGTCATAAAGAACTGACACATATTCATAGATTATCACGCGATAACAAATGGATGTCCGAAAAAAATATAACATTACCAGAAAATAATATATGTATTACATGTCCAATTATCAATTTAAATAATGTGAATTTTGACAAAACAAATTACAAAAATAGAATATATAAATTTAAAGAATTATTTTATAAAAAAATTGATAAAAACTTACCAACAATTGAAAATTTATTTTTTCCTAGAAATAAAGCACAAAATCTCAGTGTTAACAATAGAAAAATAAATTATGATAGAGTATACAATACATTGAAAAATAAACAATATATTGAATATGATACGATGAATACCGAAAAAATTATTGATCAAATTAATTTACTTGTAAATTCTAAAAATATTTTTTTAGATTATGGTTCATCATTGTGGGTGAATGGTATTTTTTGTGAAAATTCAAATATTTTTGTCTCAAATAATTTAGATCAACATAATGGTGATTATGGTCATTGTTATAATACATTATTAGAAATATTGAAAGAAAAAAATAATGTTTATTTTATAAGTTAAGTTTTAACAATCCATGATTCATTATTTATAAACGTAATTTTTTTATCATCAAAATTTTCATGTACAGCTTTTTGAACCTGTTCGTTTGGTCTACTCGTAAAATAATCATCACCTGCAATGGTACCTCTCTCTTTTAATACTTGTAAAGATTTAATTATATCATTATTTACTATTTCATAATCATGACCACCATCAATGAAAATAAAATCAAATTTCTTATTTAGTTCAATAAAATAATTAAGTGCTTCATCTGAAGACATTTTATATGGAATAACAATATTTTTGACATCTAAATTAGAAATGTGTTCATTGAACTGAGGTAATAAATCTTCGCCATATTTATCCAACAATTCTTTTTTTTGTTGTTTATTTTTAGGCCAATTATCACGAATATGAAAATAATCAACACAATGTAACGTTATATTTTTGTTTGATTCTTTAATTTTTTCTGCTAAATACATACTTGATTTACCTAAAAAACATCCAATTTCTAATATATTGTATTCCTTGTCATCCTTACATAGTGCTACAAATAAATCATATGTTTTTTTTTGTCCATTATTAAACCAACCAAATATATTTTCATAGTACATATTATTTATATTCGTTGTTATTATTTAAATGATTTATTGTTATTATTTTATATGAATAAAAATGTTATTGTTAAAGGATGTGGTGGATTGGGAAATCGTATATGTCCAATTTTATCTTTAATAAATATACAAAAAACATTCAAATTTAACATAATATTGGTATGGACATCAGAGAGTTTTAAAACAAAAAACGGAGAAATTTTATTAAATGATGATACTGATAAAATAATTGATTCAGACTTTTTTACAAAAATTAAAGAAAGTGAAATATCTAAGTTCAATAAGATATATAAAGTAGAAATAGACAGTTACAAAACAATCAATTTAGAATTACTACTAGAAAAATATGATAATATTTTAATATGTAATAGATGGTCACTAATAAATAATGATATAAATATTATAAATAAATGGATACCATATACAAAAAAAAGACAAACATATGTTAAAGACGAATACTTAGAAATGTTAAATATGGCTACAAAAAATATTACTTATTCTAAAAACATATTAGATATTGTTAAAAAAAATATGCATATAGTAAATAATCAAATAACATTGGGTATTCATATTAGAGGATCAGATAATTCACAAACATCTTTTTATAGATCTGATAATCCGGAAAAAAATGATAATTCATACGATAAATTAACAGAAATTTGTGATAATTTTTTTAAAGATAATCAAAATGGAAAAATATTTTTAATTACTCCTAAACCCCATATTGAAAATGTTATGAAACAAAAATATGATGATAATATACTAACATTGAATTATCATAAAAAAAAACATTACGAAAAAGATAGAAGTGAGATAGGAGGATTAGAATTTGCTTTAGCTGAATTACTATTATATTCTAAGTGTAAAAAATTAATAGGAACCGCTGGATCTTCTTTTTCGTTTTTAGGATGGTTACATAGTGATTGTAAAGAATATGAAACACTATTTTAATAGAAAATACGTTAATATAACATATATAATAATTATTATACATGTATATAATGGATTCTGAAGTTACTGAATTATGTAAATTATGTGAAAAATATGGTTACTTTAGAGGAACATATAATTCTGGTGGTGATAAAGCAATAGCAGGATTCACAGTTTATTATTCAAAAATTTTCGATAAAATAAAAAAAAATAAAATTAATATGCTTGAAATAGGCATATTTCAAGGCAGAAGTATTGCGATGTGGTGTGATTATTTCAAGAATGGAAATATTTATGGGGTAGACATAAATTTAAATGAATATCATTCTTTTAAAAATGAACTTTCTACAAAATATTGTGCATTTCAAGATAATAACGTAAAAAATGTATATGAATTCGATACAGCAAATGTTAGCGATAATAAAATCAAAGAACTACCAATGTTTGATATTATATTAGATGATGGTTCTCATGATAATAATTCTCAATATAAAACTTTTGTTAAATTATGGAAAAAACTAAATAAAAGTGGAATTTATATTATTGAAGATTCTTCACAAGATACAATTGAACGAAAAGAAGGGAGTGAAAAACTTTTAAATATTATAACAAAAAATAATAAAGATATTTTAAAAAGTGATATATTTAAAGCAAAAAAACGTGAAAATAAAGGTGATAAATTTTTAATTGCGATATTTAAATCATAAAATTGTTAACTTAGATTCACAGTTACTTAACCACCAACAAAATTCAGGATAATTACTATGTTTCGAACCAATTATAAATTTCGTTTTTGCGGCTAAATACATATTACATAATGCTTTTTTATAAATATTTTTATATGTATCTTCTGGCATATTGTTATAAAAAATATAATTTTTACATTTTTTTTTAAATATTTCTATAAATGAATTATGATTACAGTCTACACTTAAAAATATATTGTTATGTCTATGATATTTATTAATGTATGATGTAATGATATCTAAATTAAACATTTTTGCTCTGTTTGTATCTTCAGGCCATGTTCTGAGTATTAATGATATTGTATTTTCATCAAAATTCTTTTCATAAAATAAATCTATATCATTTTTGATTTCGTCGCTTAATATTAATTCATTTAAACATTTACAATATTTTATCTTTATAGTTTCTGGTATTTTTTCTGTATAATTTGGTACTTGTTTTTGAATATTATATTTACCTCCTTCATAAGCACAAGCATTAATATATAATTCTATCATTTTATTATTATCATCATCATTATCAATATCTTCATCAAACACTAAAAGCTTCCAGGATGAATATGTTGTTGTATTTGTAGGGATATTATTAATTGCTATATCATTTTTAAAAAAAATGTTAAAATCAGGTAAAACAAAATCATTGATATTATTGTTTTTTTCTCGAGGCAATTTTTTATTTACATTTCGTTTCCAATATATTTTGTATTGTGAATTATTTATTTTAGCCATTCGCATAACAGATAATAAATTTCTTAAAATAGTTCCCCATCCGGGCATAACATAATCATATTGTTTTTGTCTTATTGCTATGTACAACATATAATAATTAATATATTATTATTATATATTATTAACTTACAATAATTTTATATTATTCATAAGTGGTTTAAAACTTAGCAATTTTTGAAAAACTTATTATACAAATAAATAGCATAATAATACGAACCAATGCATTTTAAAAAATTATTTTTGTTATATTCTGCTAACCCAAACCAATGTATTATTACCATTTTGATAGATAATTGGAAATCAATATTATTATTTTCAAATATAGCTTTATATTTTAATATGTCAATATAGTCTATTAATAAATCTATGTTTTTGGTTTCTATATCATAATGAAAATAATAATTTGTGTTATTAAATTTGTCGTAACCAGACAATGCATATAACACTTTACTATAATCATATTCCTTAATTCCGTAAAACTTTGACTTACCAAAATATGCTCTTGGATCAATGAAAACTAATTTGTTTTCTTTATTTTTTATAATGTTACTGAATTGACAATCTCCGTGTATTAAGTTGTACATTTTTTCTCTATTTTCATAATATGTTTTGATATCATTAAATAAAGTATTTAAAATTGTTTCAAATGAATCAACTATTCGTATACCATTAACACTAACTATATCCAAATAATTTATTAAAGGTTTAATTATATGACATCTATTTAGAATTTTATCATAAAATTCATATTTTAAATTTGAATAAAAATCAATATCCCTTATTTCTTTTTTATATAGATTATGAATAATATTAAGATTTTGAAATATATCAACTAAATAATCTTCATAATTATCTACTTCCCAGAGGGCATTTCCATCTATTTTTTGCATTATAAAATAATCCGTTCCAAATTCTTTGATTTTTGGATATGGTAATGGTTGATTTGTTATAGATAACATTTTATAATATTTAATTTCATTCTCCATTAGTGTCATACCTTTTTCATTCAAAGCATATTTTTTTAGATAGCCATCTGTATAATTTATAATTTTATTAAAATTCCTAGTTATGTATGTATCCTCATTACTTTTTCTATAGGTCTCTAATTTATTTAAATCGCCTATATCAATTATATTATTTAAATTATACCTCTTAAATTTTTTAAAATTTTGTATAAATACATCACAAAAATCATCTTTTTCAGAATTAATTTCTATTCTTTTATAGTTTTTAATATAAAAACATCCAATAACATTTCCTCCATCATTTGATTTAACCAATGCATTATTTCCAGCTAAATATCTACATTGATTACCTTGTGTGAAAATAGTATTTTCATCTAACAATTTAACATCTATGTTATTAGTTAAAAGTATATCACACCAAATTATCATAATATTCTCATTATCAACAAGCTTGTCTAACCCTTTTTGAATAGTATATGAATTTTCTTGTTTATTATCAATTAATACGTTTCTAATATTAACATTTACTTTCATTTCATTGCAATAAAATTCAACTATTGTATTATATTTTTCTTCTATCAAAATAATAAATTTTTCTGTAAATCTAGACCAATACTCTAATTGTTTACACAACAAATTAGTATGGTCTAAATTTACTAAAATTTTAGGCACATATTTTGTATATGGATATAATCGCGTACCTTTACCACATGCAACAATAACAACAGTATCTATTACATTTTTTGCCCCTAATGATCCACCTGGATGAAATATTTTAAAATCATTTATTGAGAATGAACCAATTACGTTTCTTAATTGTATTCCTAATATATCTAAAAATAATAAAAAAATAGCTGAACTAGTTGTTGGAGCTTTATTATTATTATCTATCTCATTTATTTGTTCTCCATTTACAATTTCAAAGTTATAATTACAAAAATCTTTGATTTTGTTATTTTTATTGTTACTAATTATTATTTGTAATACATCAAAATTATTTTTCAAATGATTAGAAACATTTATTAATTCCTCCGTATTACCTGAATTACTTATATAAATAATTACATCTCCATTTTTAATTTTTCCAAAATCGCCATGAAATAAATCGTTAACATTATTAGTGTATGCATTTATTCCCATTGAATTCCATGTAGATACACATTTCCGAGCAATCAAACCCGATTTTCCCACACCTAAAATAAAAATATTTTTATTTATCAATAAAGGTATTATTAAAGGAATTAAAAATTGTGAATATTTATAAACTAAATCAAAAGATTCATTATATTTATTAAATATATATGAAAAATCATTTAATTTATTAATTTTTGAAATTAACGGTTTTTCATTGTTTAAAATATTCTCATAGTTTTCGAAACATATGTTGTTTTCTGATATTTTAGTATAATATGTATATTTTTTGTCAACTACAAAATATTTGTCTATGTTATAAATATTTTCAAGAGATAAAAACCCAGCATAACTGTCTTCAAAAACAACTATTTTTGTCAAGTCATGAATATGAATAAATTTATTCAATGCTTTTATATAACTTTCTGGATGTGGTTTACCTATTTTAACATCATCTGATGTAACCCATATATCAACATTATTTAATAAAGGATGTAAAGATTTAATAAAATTACATCTATCTTTACTACTATTTGTAACTACACATATAGTTTTACCATGTAAAATTAATTCTCTAAAAAATACTTCAAAACCTTTAATATATTTTGGATTTTGACTATAGATTTTTTTGAAATCATTTTCTTTTTGAGATTTATCTATATTATTTAAATTGCAAAAATTACATTTATCCCAACTATGAAAAATCTTACAGTATTCATCAAATGATATTTTCTTTTTTAATTGTTTATTATAACTTTGATAATGTTCATGTTCACTATCTATTATTGTTCCATCTAAATCGAATAAAAATATTTCATATTCTAATAAATACATTATGATATAAATATAATAAAATATTTAAATACTTAATTATACTGATATGTATATATATATATTTATATGAAAATATTAGTTACCGGTTGTGCAGGTTTTATAGGTTCACACGTGGCAGAATATTTACTGAAACAAGGAGATGACGTTTTAGGTATTGATAATATGAATAATTATTACGACATTGAGATAAAAAAATATAATATAGAATTGTTGAACAAATATCCTAACTTCATTTTTTTTTGTGAAAATGTTCTGAATTCAAAAAAAATATCCGAATTTAAACCGAATAAAATATGTCATATGGCATCAATGGCAGGTGTAAGGTTTAGTTTAAAAAATCCTTGTACATATATCAAAGAAAATGTAGAAGTATTTACATTCCTATTAGAAGAAGCTGTAAAACATAATGTACAACACATTGTTTACGCAAGTAGTAGTAGTGTATATGGATTAAATGAAAGTTTACCATTCAAAGAAACAGATTCAACAAATAAATTAAATAGTCCATACGCCTGTAGCAAAAAATGTATGGAACTTATGGCACAAACCTATAATCAACTATACAATATTTCTGTGATTGGTTTGCGATTCTTTACAGTCTACGGACCAAGAGGAAGACCTGATATGGCACCTTATAAATTTTTGACTGCAATACTTAACGAAAAAGATATTAATAAATATGGCGATGGTACAAGTACTCGAGATTACACATATATAGATGATATCGTAGATGGTATAATATCAGCATTAGATAATATAAATAATATAAAATGTGATATTTTTAATTTAGGAAATAATTCTCCTGTATCATTGAATGATTTCATTACAACTTGTGAACATATCATAGGAAAAAAAGCAAACATTATAGAGCTTCCTTCACAATTAGGAGATGTACCACATACATATGCTGATATTACAAAAGCTAACAATTTATTGAATTACAGTCCCAAAATCTCATTGAATGATGGACTTACGAAAACATTTAATTATTTGAAATTTAAAAAAGAAGAAATGAGCACGATAAATGCTAATCAATGTAAATTTTGTAATAATGGTGACTGTAATAATGTTGATTGTCATCACTGTTTTCCTGTTAAAAAATGTAGTTTTGGACACGAGTTCTGCAACATACACGGCTGTTGTAATGAAATACAAACTACGTAAAATTTATCTATAATTTACATATAAATTTATATATTTTTCATTTCTAATAATTCTACCTATCATGGCACAACAACGATGTGTTCCGTCATTTAAAACTCCTGTATTCATAACATCAAAAGGACGGTTCATCAAAAAATCCTTTATTTTTTCATCTGTCATTGGAGTTAATGATGACAAATACTTATCTGCTTCTGTAAGTTTTAAGTTATATTTTCTATCAGTGTATTCCCAGCTTCCATATATATTTATATTTTTGCTGTCTAGATTTTCTAAAAATCCGTATTTGATACAATATAAATACATCCAATTTAAATCGTTTAAATTTTTATTATCGAATTTATTTTCCCTCCAGTAGTCAATTATTTCACTTATATATTGCAATCTAAAGTTATTAGTTAAAATTTGTAGGGAACTTACATAAGGTATTTTTGGATTGTCATGTATTTTTAATATTTTTGGATCAATATTAGAGATAATTTTGAGATTTAAGAAATCTTCTTCACTCACTTCCATATATATAACACTTTAACTTTTTTAAGTGTTATATTTTTTCAAGACATTACATTTTTCTACTAATCATATATCCTTCAATTCTCTCAAATGGTAGGTTTGATAAGTCATACTTGTCTTGTAAATCTACCAGTTGTGTTACATTAAATCCATTTTCTTCCATTATTTCAATATTTTTAACTTTTGCGCGGTTAAAATTGTTGTTCGATAAGAAATATCCTCCTTTTACGATGTTCTTAGCCGCCCATTTTTGAGCGTGTTCTTTTAATTTGGGCGTAGTGGCATAATTTCCCAAATCGTTATGACAAAAAGCTATTTCCATTTTATCATTATCGTTCAGCTCCATACAATCCTTGATGACTACATTAGGATGATTATTTGGATTATGTAAATCATAACCAATACATCTATCGTAACCAAAATGTTTACATAATTTATCAAAAGTATAACAATTATGAGTTCCTAATATTAGAATTTTGCCTTCCTTTGGTATATCATTCAATTTCATAACTATATTTTCGTAAAATGTGTTTACATAATATTTTTCATATCCTTGATCCCAGTTGTCATGCTCGCTATTATTGAACCAATAATCAAACGAATAAAACGGCGTTTCGTCGTGCGAATTATATATACGAAGATTGCTAAGGTCTTTACAAGAACCAGAACTTTCTTGATCCGGATTATCATCACTAATTTTTTCAAATAATTCTAACCCGCGCGCAGCTTGCTCAGGAGTCATATACATATTCCATCCCAATGATTTGATTACGTCATCATTATACATAATGTAGTTTACCCCATCATCAGACATCGTTCGCCCACAATACCTTACCGTTCTCAACCAGTCATATGCTTTCTTGTCATCTGTTAAAATCATTCCACCCTTACCAATAGGTAAGTGTTTTCTTATATGGAAAGACAGACAATGATAAGTGTTGGGTTGGAACATTCCACGTTTCATTCTTACGGCACCATCCCATATAGGATATGGTTTTAGTTGATATGCGCCTGACCATTCCCTATCTTCGAACTCTATTTTGCATCCTGCGTGCTTTATTGTACATGGAACGGAACACCATGTTTTAGAAGGTATAGTAACTTTACCACTGGCTTTCAAATACTTGAGACAGAGAAATAATGCGTCAGTGCAATTATCTACGGATACAGCATACTTACTTCCCGCATACTGAGCCATACGTTTCTCGAAAATATCAACAACCCCCCATGCGTCATTCACATTATACTTTTCCATTGTATCCTTGAATTTTTCTTTTTCTTGGTCCCATATGTCTCGAGCCAAGGCAGTTTTGTTGGTTGTGTTTACTTTCGATTGCATACGTGTGTAATATCCGCCTTCCACATACTTTGTATTTGTGGTAACCGATGTTAATTCGTTATTTTTATCATAATAATTCAACGGAAGAACCCGAAAATCCCAACTAATTCTGGTTTTACCCGTTTTATTTATTTGGTTGTAATGAGAGCACTTGTTGCCATTGAAAGAAATGGTCTCTCCTGCTTTTAGTAAAATCGGTTCGTATTCTTCCAGTCTAGGCATCTTCTCAACCATAACAGTATTCGTATCATACATATCAGTGAATGCAGATATGAAATTGATTTCTCCGGTAGGATGCTTATGTTTTTCATCAGAATCAAAATGTTTCACAACAATAGCAACATTATCAGGTAACTGAATCCGTAATGTCGGAAACTTTTGAACTAAAGCTTCTGATAAACCTAAATATGGCAATACTGTTTCTTGAACAAATTTGTTATACTCATCTTGAATTTCTTTCCACCCATTGTCTAGTTTATTGTAAAACATTCTATGATAAACTGTATGGGAGTCTTTACCCAATTCAGTGAAGAGATCATATTTATTTTCGGTACTATTATGTAATTTGTTCAATTCGCAATCATACAACTCCTTCATTAAATCAATGAACTTATACTCTGATGGATCATATGTTAATTTATTGAGGTGCTTTTTTCCATAAACCATTTCTTTTGAAAAATCAAACTCGCTCATATAAATAAATCTAGCGACATTTATTTATACTATTCTAACTTATAATTTACATTATTCTGCTGTATATCTGAATATCCGCCCCTTTGTTTTGTTATGTTCGGAATACAAAGATAACATTCAAAATGTTGTTGAATTTTTTCTACATAAAATACATCTATTTCTTTTGAATAATTATTAATATTGTTGATTAAATATTCCATTGCTGGTTTTTTAATACAATATGAACCGGTTGTTAAAATATTGTTTGATTTAATAGCATGATTTTTATTACTATTCACAGCAAATGACATACTTGAAACAGATTCTTTGTATGGGTTTTTATTTATATGTCTACCTGCTAAATATAACATATCATAGGTATTATTTATTTCCTTACTATAATCTACAAGGTTATCAATACTTTTCACAAATTCAGTATCATCTTCTAATATTAATATATTTTCATATCCACGCTCCAGAGCTATTCTACATATTTCTACATGACTTTTCAAACAACCAAGACATCCTTGGGTATATCCAACAAATTTATCCGGATGTATGTATCTTTTATTATATTCGCAATATTTTGGGTTCCATTCCATTACTTCTTCGGGTGTTGGGCGAATAGCTTTGAAAAATTCATAATTATTTTCAGATATATTCTGTTTCTTCATTTCATTCAAAATCTGTTCTTTTCTATCTGGCCTAGACTCTAAGTTTATAATAAAAATTTTGTTGATATTCATTGATTAATGTATTATTTTATTTTTATATTTTAATAAAATTAAAATAATATAAATAAATAATATAATAAATATATACATCAATGACGGATAATAAAACGTTTTTGATTTGGTTAATAAATAAAATAGACAAAATATGTAAATCAACATGAGAGAAAAGATTAATAATGGCTAAAAACAGTGTTAAGAATGTGACTACATATATGAAATTACCAGTTATCATATTTCATGAAGATTTCACAGATGAAGTAAAGCAAGAATTTTTACATATATACGATAATATCATTTTTTGTAAGATAGATTTTTTAAATAATGATTTACCGTATGATAATACTGTATGTAAATGTAGTAAAGGTTATATGATGATGTGTAGATTCTTTTCAGGAGTAATGCAATCAATGGATATATTAAAAGAATATGATTCATATATACGAATGGATGATGATTCATTTTTAATAGAACCAATAATTGATACAGAGAATTTTTTGTTAGAAGCAAATAAATCATTTTATTCATATAGAACCATTTTTATGGATAATAATGAAGATGTGAACAATCCAAAAGGATTATTTAATTTTACTTATAAATTTTGTAAGAAAAACAAATTAGATATTGATAGTTTAATTCCAATATTAAATAAAATAAATTTTATAAATGGTAATAGATATACAGGTCTTTCTCCATATAATAATTTTCATTTTTCAAAAATAGATTTATGGAAAAATCCAATAATTAAAAAATATATTGAAACTATTATAAATATGAATGGAACGTTATTATATAATTGGATGGATGCAAATATACATGGAATGATAATATTTGTTTTATGTCCTTTATTAGATATACATGTTAAAGAAATAACAAATTTTGGATATAGACACAATAAGCATTTTGCAATTCTAAATAAAACAACAAATTATTTGAATGAAAAGGAATATTTTTATTTAAAGGTTATTTAATTATTACTAATATAATGTTTTTAACCGATGTTGTAACCGCAACAAATATGAATCCAACATATTATAAATTCATTCCGATATTTATAAAATGTTGGAAAAAGTTATTTCCATCCATAAACATCCATATAGTAGTCGTAGCAGATGAGTTGATAGATGAACTGCAACCATATAAAGAGTATTTGAAACTATTCAAACCTATAGATAATGTAGAAACTAGTTTCATAGGTCAAAATATTCGCTTGTTTTATCCTGCATTACTCAACGAAGCAAAAGGAGGAATCATTATTACAGATATTGATATGGTCCCCATGAATACATCTTATTATGTTGAACCAATAAAGGATATATCCAATGACAAATTTGTTTGCTATCGTCCTTTGAGCTGTGTTGGTAATAACGAAATGGTTATGTGCTATAATATTGCTTATCAAAATACCTGGAGCCAAATTTTCAATATCAACACTGAAAATGATATCATTGACCGGATATTGTCTATATATCAAAAAGACAAATATTATGGGGAAAATGCACATATTTATTATAAACCCTATTGGATTACTGACCAGTTATACTTGTATGAAAAGACGCAAGAATGGAACATTAAAACAAATAATCTCGTGATACTAGATGATAGAAATACGATGAAACGAATTGACAAAACAAATACGAATCCATTCAACGTGGAACAACATTTTATTCGTATTTCAAATGGATTTTATTCAGATTTTCATATGTTTCGCCCTTATGATAACTATATGACTCAAATCAATAGAATTATAGAAAATATTTGAAATATTTAATCCCTTTTCCTTGATGCCCAAAATGGATATTTCATAGATTCGCCTTGACCGAATGGAACCATCCATGATTCGTCGCCATCTATGACAACACTGCCCATTTTTTTTCTTAAAATACTAGTAATGCTTTGTTCGTGTCTATTTTCTCTGAATTCTTGATGTTGGGATTGAGTATTGAAATGATCTGTACAAAATACTGGATTAGATAATATTGCATTTGTGTATTCTTTCATATAGCTTCATAAATGCTCATTCTTTTTCATAACCAATACGCCACCCAGATATTGTCATGAAATATCAATTGAGCTATCAGGTTCAACTTTGAAATAATCAAAAATTTGCTTTGTTGTCCAATTAATTCTATAACATATTTATCTTTTATTTCTGTGATGATTTATAATTACACCATAATTTCCTGGTGCTTTACTTACACCATTATTACCTTCAAAATTCCATTGACAAGGATCACGCATACAAGGAATATTATATTTCTTTGTTAGTAAACTAAATATGCTTTGATCATGTCTATGTTCTTTAAATATATCATAATTATTGGCAACATTTGAGGTATCCGTAATG